TTTGAACCCGGGTCCGGGTCCATGGTCCAGTACAATGTTAATTCCTGGACCATCAGACCCTTCCGAAAGCTTATGTCATCATTCAGATTCCAAGCCCGATATGGCCTCTTCACCTATTCCCAATGCGGACGTCTCCGGCCCCAACAGGTATCCGAACACTTTACGTCTTTGGGTGCAGATCATATCATCGGCAGAGAAACGCACCAGGATGGTGGAACGCATCTCCATGTTTTTGCGGACTTTCGCCGAAAATACCGAACTCGAGACAATCGCAAATTCGATGTTGAGGGTTTCCATCCAAACATCGTTCCTTCACTCAGAAATCCTGCTGGCGGTTGGGACTATGCAACGAAGGATGGCGACATATGTGCTGGAGAATTGTCGAGACCAGATGATGAAAGAGGTTCTCGAAGCAGGGCAGCAGACGCTGGATGGGACGCACTCAGAGCTGCAGAGACTCGAGATGATTTTTTCCGAATTGCGAGCGAGCATCTCTTTAGTCATCTTGTCAAGTCCTTCAACTCCTTCTCTGCATACGCAGACTGGAAGTTTAGAGTGGATCGAACGCCTTATATTCACGATCCGAACGTCACGTTTGATCTTGGACAACTACATCAGCTTCGGGAATGGATTAGGGGAAACCTACCCCCCGGGAATAGTAAGTATCGCACCCTGCATCTTAGGGTGCAGTCAGTCTCATAGCCCCCCCCTACGGGGGGGGGACTTCCATGACGCTGAGGCGCGTCGCAGCCCCACGATTCCGGGGCTCGCCTGGCGGCGCCAATAGGAATGAGCATTCACTAATATGATTTTAAGATAGAGCTTCGAGAACGGGGAATCAGTCTACTACTCTGGGGACGATCAAGAACAGGAAAGACCTGGCTCGCCAGATCATTCGGTTCCCACTGCTACTTCGGAGGCCTCTTTGCCTTAGACGAGTATGAGTACAACGACAAAGTGGATTACGCCGTGTTCGACGATATCCAAGGAGGATTCAAGTACTTCCCTGCATACAAGTCTTGGCTAGGACAACAGGCTGAATTCTACTGCACGGACAAATTCAGGAAGAAGAAGTACATCAAGTGGGGCAGACCTTGCATATGGATTATGAACGAGGATCCATACACACAAGAGGTTGACATTGATTGGCTGGAAAAAAATTGTCTCATTGTACATATAGACAGACCTCTCTATCAAACAGCTTGACCTTCGTGCCAATAATACCTTCCATGAGGCTGGAATGTAGCCCCAGTAGTCTCATCATCCGACGCACTCGAGAAGAAATCCACAACAAACAAATCTCCCATGTTTCCATAAGGAGTCCCACTAGCAATCGCATTGGTCGCCTTTGCTCCACTTCCCGCTTCTATATCATCATAAATGATGCTGCGCCTGATGTTGTCATAGTGCTTGCTGATGCGGATGGTACCACCTTCCGAATTGGGTGACTGAATCACACGCCGGCGATCGGGATACACCTTGACGTGACGTGGGGCGGTGTTGGCGGTCATGACATTGGCCCAATCAATGTCTTGGGAACCTTGGAAAAGGTACCGGTAAACAATACCCTGTAACTGATCCGCCTGAGCTGTGCCGGAAGCGAGATTAAAAGTGGTCCGCTCGTATCCGCGCGTATCATCATTGTTGTACAACAGACCAGGCTGAAATTGAACTGCCAAGCCAATAGTGCTGAAGACAATGCGTCTCCACACCCAAGGGGACGCGTCATCAGTTTGGATCTCGACGGTTTCACCATATCCACTGACGAAACACTTGCTCTTCCTGCGTTGAGAAGAACTCGGCTGATTGACTCGATCTCCACTAGATATTTCATTCCCAGCTACCCTAGCAGAGGGAGAGAAAATAAACGCATAGGTATTTCCACCCGTCATAGTGACCGGGCCAGGTGTTGTCGGTGAACCGGTATCGTCGATAGGATTGCTGAGCATATTATCGCGACATTTTCGAGACGCAAGATTGCGTACTCGACGCACATTAGTGCGAGGGCGAGAAAACCGACGCGGGCGACGCATCATTCGATAATTGCGACGCCGAAATGAGGATCGACGCCTTGGCGTAAACCGCCTGCGCGACCGAGTGGAGAACCTCCTGAAACGATAGGCCATGATTAATGCCGCAAAAGTTACCCCGCTTTTCGAAACTTACATTTCCGCGGAGTGATGGGGGGCTTCTGCCTATTTATA